CGTCGGGAAATCCGACTGTCGCAGGATAAAATTGCGGCAGATCCGATCAGTGCAGTTAATGCACTTTCGGGCGTCAGCACGTATCTCGTCATCGACGAGCCGCGTAATGGCGTTTTCTCGGATACTGAGATCGGTTATCTTCTCGAGGCCATGAAGACTTGGTTGTCTTCAACCAATTACAACAAGGTCCTCGGCGGTGAAGCTTAAGTCTACGATAAAGGAAATCGTAGCTCAACTTTTTACCGTTCGTTTTGTGAAGTATTTTATTAGTTTCTTCACAAAGTCGAAGTAGATAACTTTCCACATTGGAGGTAAGCTTAGACGGTCTCTACCACCCCATAATAATGGAGGAGTAGATGAAAAGACCGACCATGCTCGTCGAGGCCATCCTGCGTCAAGCAGAAATGGACCTAGACTTGTCCGTAGAACGCGACGTAGTAACTCTACTACGTCGATTTGAACACGAGGGGTTATCGTTCTTAACTTTAACCCTTCCTCTGCTCTCAGATGCCCTCGAAAGAGGCCTGGAAGCAGGATCGTTCCAATGTCCGACTCAATTTAGTCGACATCGAAGGCTCCCCCGATTTCTCGGAGGTTTCTTCAAACGAGTGTTCGATATGGATGGTATGCTACGACAAGATTCGTGTCCTGATGCTGTATTTTTCATCAGGCAGATCTGCCGTTTCTTTAAGAAACAGAAGATCAGCTGTACGCCTTCGCGTGAATTGAAGGCCATAGAACACTTTCTTGAAGTAGAAGGCGAACTCCGCGAGATGACCTCTCAAGTAGAGAGAAGGGATATTATCCTTGACGAGATTTCAAGAATCATCTGGGCTGAGGTTTTTCCTGAGCTTGATGTACTTGATCTTGTCTGTCATCACGGTCCTGGTGTCACTGCAGATCGTTATCTCTCTAACGAGAGGTATCGTATCCGAAAGTGGAACCATAGATCGGAATTTACCTTCCCGTCCGACCTACACTGCTACCCCAACTATGGAGCAGCAGCAGAAGTCGGGAGTAGACGAGAAGGTACCGGATGTGCAGAAGAAATCGAATATTTACGAATTCGGGAAGAACTCCCCGTTCGTGTAGTATTCGTTCCTAAAACACAGACGGCGCCACGAGTCATTGCTATAGAACCTTCTCATGTGCAATATATGCAGCAATCCGTAAAGGATTATGTATATAAAGCTATAGAAGGACATAGACTGACTAAACATTCTATACGCTTCACGCGTCAAGATGTTAATCAGAGACTCGCGTACAGTAGCAGTATTGATAAACGACTAGCTACGCTAGACATGAAGGATGCGTCAGATCGAGTGCATTTGCACTTAGTCCAACGTATCTTTAAGAACTCATGGCTCCTCGATTACTTAGAGGATGCTCGTTCATTACACGCTACTCTGCCGAATGGCAGGAACATCGTCTTGAATAAGTATGCTTCGATGGGTTCAGCTTTATGCTTTCCCGTTGAGGCAATGGTTTTTTATACCCTTATTCAATGTGCGATGCACCAGCTTGACGGCCGGCGTCCTAGTTCACGATCCATCCGCGATTATAGCAGACAGATCGATGTCTATGGGGACGACATAATTGTCCCGGTAGACTATACGGACGTAGTCGTGAATTACCTGGAGAGCTATGCTCTAAAGGTTAATGTCAACAAGAGCTTTCGATTTTCAAATTTTCGAGAGTCTTGTGGGGCTGATTTCTATAAGGGAATTCCGGTCAATCCGGTTTATGCCCGAATGGATCTGCCTGACAATTCACGACACTGGACAGCAGAACACGTAATGTCTTGGAATGCTACCGCGGACCTCTTTTATCTTAGAGGAAAGTGGATAGTCGCCCAAGCGATACGCGATATGCTGAGTCGAGTGGTGAGACGTACCATACCTAAATCCAAAACTTTGGGTTCAGGACTATAT